GCTAAGAATCCGCAGCTCTGGACATTCTCAAACGCTGGAGATCAGCATTCTTTAATTCTTAATCAGCTACGCGAGCGCGGTATGGCATCGGCTGCTGGTGGAAACGACGACATCGCCTATTTCGAATGGTCAGCCTATTCAGACAAGATTGAAGATGAAAAGAATTGGGTCGCCAGCAATCCGGCACTTGGTCACACAATCCACGAAGATAATATCCGCGCCGTTCTCAATGATCCGCCAGATGTCGTCCAGACGGAGGTGTTGTGCCGGTGGGTCAATACAATTTCCGGAGCGATTCCTGTGAAGGAATGGGAAGAGTGTGGATCTGATGAGATTGAGCTAGATGTCGAGAAGATGACTTGGTTCGGCCTTGATTTATCGCCAGATCGTAGAGATGGAGCTTTAGTAGCTGCTCAAAAGAATCCGGACGACACTTTCAATCTCAAGCTTTTGCACACCTGGCACAATCCGATTTCGCTAGACGATAAAGCTATCGCAAACGACATCGCGCCCTATGCCAGAAAATATCCGCTTGAATATGTTGCTTTTAGCAAGAGAACAAGCTCTGCCGTAGCTGCGCGACTTGCGCCAGCAGGAATTCCTGTAATCGACATCGATGGCGCACTTTACGGACAAAGCTGCGACGAGCTTCTCGGAGCGATTACCTCAAAGAGATTGATCCACGGAAAACAGGCAGAATTATCCAAGCAGATACTATCGGCTGTTCGATTACCAATGGGCGATGGCGGCTGGATCATAGGAAGACGAGCGTCAAGTGTCGCGGTCTGCGCAGCCGTGGCCAGTGCGCTCGCCACACACTTTGCGACACGCCCAGAGATGGAGATGGACATTATGGTCGGTTAGATGTATAGCGAGCCTTTAGACTTATCCACATGGGTCTATTCTCGCGCACAGTAACGACCGCAGCTCCGGCTGCCACTTCTGACATTGAAGCATCGCTGGCTCCAGTAAATGTCACTAGCTCTCTTTACAATATCTACGGCGTCGCCGGAATCACTGCGTCTCGCGTTGAATTTATGTCAGTGCCAACGTGTGCCAGAGCCCGAAACATTATTTCGTCAAGCGTTGCATCGATTCCGCTTAAGGTTCGCACTCGCGCAGATGGCGCTCGCGTTGAATCTCCTCCAAAGGTAATTAACCAGCCAGATCCACGCGTTCCAGGCTTTGCGACTTATGCCTGGCTTGCGGAGGATTTATTGTTATACGGATACGGCTACATGCGTATCTTGGAAATCTACGCCGACACATATCGCATTCGCAGTGCAGAACGCATTGATCCTACTCGCGTCACAATTAAAACTAATGACATGGGAACAGAAATTGAATATTACTGCGTCGATTCCATTCCAGTGCCATACGAAGGTGTCGGAAGTCTTGCAGTCTTTTACGGCGTAGATGAGGGCATTCTTAATCGTGCCGGTCGCACAATCAAAGCTGGTGCAGAGTTAGAACGCGCTGCAACTATGTACGCACGCGAGCCAGTTCCAACGATGGTCTTGAAATCTAATGGCACTGCACTTCCAGCAGATCGCATTGCAAAGCTTCTCGAATCTTGGGGGCAATCACGTCGCAATCGTTCAACTGCATTCTTGAACGCTGATGTGGAATTACAGACTTTAGGATTCGACCCAGAGAAATTGCAGCTCAATCAAGCCCGTTCGTACGTTTCGACTGAGCTCGCCAGAGTTACGGGCATTCCGGCTTATTACGTCGATGCAGAATCCGGATCTAGTATGACGTACACAAACGCCACACTTGCGCGTCAATCTTTGCTGGACTTCTCTTTGCGTCCGATTATGTGTGCCATTGAAGAGCGTCTCTCAATGACTGGAATGGCTAATGATTTCGTTCCAGCATCACAAGAAGTTAAATTCGATTTAGACGATTACTTGCGCGGATCTGCAAAAGAACGCGCAGACGTTTACAAGATTCTCTACGACATCGGAGCTCTTACTTCCGATGAAATCCGACTAGAAGAGGAAATGATCCGATGAAAGAAATCAAGCCAACTCCGATGAATCTTGACTTTTCAATCAAGGTCACGGCAACAGACTTTCCAAGACGCGAAATCTCTGGACGCATTGTCACATGGAATGAAGAAGGCTCCACATCAGCCGGATCAACAATGTTTAAGCCTGGCTCAATTACTTTTAGCGATACTACGAAATTGCTACTTGAGCATCGCCGTGAATCTCCAATCGGATTCTTAAAGAGCTACGATGAAGATGAAGAAGGTATTTACGCCACATTTTCCATCGGCAAAACAACGGCCGGATCTGATGCTTTAGAAGAAGCATTCACTGGATTGCGTGATGGATTTAGTGTCGGCGTTCTAGCTGAAAAGTATAAGAACGTCGATGGCGTTCTAGTAATTAGCGCAAGTGCGCTCAAAGAAGTCTCATTAGTTACAGAGCCAGCCATAAGAAGCGCGAAGGTTGCGGTCGCAGCTAGTGAGCCAGAAGATTCTGAATCCGTCGTGGAAACAGAAGAACAAACTACCAAAGGAGAAAACGAAGTGGAAACAACTCCAACCGTTACAGAAGCACCAGCCGAAACGGTTGAGGCTTCCAAAGTCGTACAGGCCGAGGCAGCTCGTCCGCTCTATTTCACATCACCACGATCACCAATTACAACTGGTGGCTCATACCTTGAGCACACAATCAAGGCAGGACTTGGCAACGAAGATTCTCGTCAATATGTAAAAGCTGCTGACGATTCATTCACAACAAATCCAGCGTTCTCACCAGTTTCATACGTTCGCGACGTTGCACAAAACACAAACGCAGATCGTCCAGTAATTGACGCATGCGGTGGAACACGTCCGCTTAATAGCTACGGAATGACAGTTTCAATTCCTAAAATCACTGCGAATTCAACTGCTGCAACAGTGGCAGAAGGCGGAGATCCAACAGGAACAACTGCAATCACTTCAGCTTACGTCAATGCGACAGTAATTAAAAAGGCCGGATTCCAACGCTACTCAGTAGAATTGCTAGATCGTTCAGATCCATCATTCTATGAAATTATGTTGGCAAATCTTCGCGATGCGTATGCTCAAGCAACTGATGCTTATGTCGTTGCACAAATCACTGCTGGCGGAACTCAAGCGACTGCAACTGCTGCTGACTCAGCCGGCATCATTTCATTCGTATCAACAGAATCACCAGCCGTTTATACTGCAACAAAGCGCACTGCTAAGTCATTCGTATCTGGAACATCTATCTGGAGCCTTCTTATGGGAGCGACAGATACAACAGGTCGTCCAATTTACAACGCTGGAAATCCTATGAACAATGCTGGATCTGCGGTTCCAACATCTATTCGCGGAAACGTTCTTGGACTTGATTACTATGTAGATCCAAACATGGTTTCAACATCAATCGATGAATCAGCATTCATCATCGATCCACGTTCAATCGAAATCTTTGAATCTCCAGCTCTAACGTTGGCCACAAATGTGCCAACAACAGGCGAAATTGAAATCATGCTTTACGGTTACATCGCAGCCCAAGCAACCTTTGCAGGTGGCCTACGTCGCTTTAACCTAACCTAAGCAAACTAATCATGGGCTAGGTGCGCTCCCGTATCTAGCCCAGCAGCTCACATAAAGGAGACAGAGATGCCAGCAATCATTACCGTAGCAAGCCTTCGGACGGTTCTTGGCGTCTCTGTCGCCCTTTATTCTGATGCCTATCTTGAAGGCATTATCGATTCAGCCGAGCAGGTAATTCTGCCGCTATTGACTGCCAATCAGAATTCAGTCGCCGCCGTTTATCTTCAAAATAATGTCGCCTATTACATAACTCAAAAGCCGAACACATTTGTCGCCGGTCAAAGTGTTGTCGTTACCGGTTGCGTTCCAGCTACATTCAACGGAACACAAACAGTCACATCGAATTACTATGATCCATTTCCTTACTTACCTTTCGCATATCCGGCTCCATATTTCTACTTTACGGCAGCTATAACAAATAGTGACATAACATTCCGTCCGGTCATTCCTGGCGGCGTAGTTTATCTATCTGGGGCAGACGCGGCCACGCTTTACGCGAATACCGACGCAGTCGAACAGGCGGTCACCATCGTCAGCGTTGAGATATTCCAGAGCGTGGTCGCTCCAGGTGGTCAGATTGAAGGCGTAGATTTTCAGCCATCGCCATATCGAATGGGTCGATCACTGCAAAATCGCGTCATCGGTTTATTAGGTAATTACATCGACGTCTCAACGATGGCCATGTGATGCCTACACCTACATCAATCGCAATTAACGTCAGAGGCACTCTTGCGACTGCTCTCTCTGGCGTCGTGGCTTCTGTGTATAGCTCTCCACCAGAAGCGGTCATTCCTCCAGCTTGCGTAATCGTTCCCGATTCGCCCTATTTAGAAACGACAACAATCGGCAAATCGCAGGTGCGCGTGAAAATTAACTTCGTGGTCACTGCGGCCGTTGCCTATAACAACACGGCCGGAGCACTCGACAATCTTGAGCAGCTTGTTATCAGCATCATGGCAGCGATGCCAACTGGTTACGAAGTCGGAGACGTTCAACGTCCGACAATCCAATCGGTGGGCGCATCGAATCTACTAGTGGCGGATCTCGCGGTCAGCACTTACTACACACAACAGACAATCTAAGGAGACAAAG